GTCTATATATATAGGCTATGATACACACTAGGATACATATCCTAATACATGCCATTATATAGACACGATATACTACTAGGTAATTGGTTGGGTCGTGCGGTAGCACTGTTACTATATAACATAACAATATCAAGGGGATGCAATCAATAGGATGTGGTGTATACCTCGATAAGTCATTACACCAATTCATTATGGTATAACATAACATTATGCAATTCTCATGCCAATAATAAAATAATCTGACTAATGCTATGTTATAATGTAACACCACAGGAATTTATTGTTGAGGGGGATAAGGGGGGTTAGGGGGTTGTTCTATATTGCATATAGCACCATAACATTTTCTACATATAATCCTAGAGTTAGGGGGTCACCATAACATTTTCTCAGTATAATCCTCAGGAAACCAGAAGTCCTCCCCAAAGTTCCCCTAGTCTACACTACAAGCCTACGGCGAGTATACAAAGTAATATCGGTTTTACGCAGTAAAAGCTAAAAGAGTGTTTATAAATGCAATAATGTATTTACAAATATTTTTAACTGTGTGTAATATCAATCTGGTAGATGGCTCCCCTTGGACGGGAGAGGTTGTAGGTTCAAATCCTACCGCGCAGACCAATTCACCCAAACTGTCTTTAATAGGAATAATAAATGACAACATTAAATAACATAGGTAGTGGTTTTAATAGAGCTGTTATCAATGACAACTTTGATACAATTGAAGACGAGTTTAACGATAACGTCTTACGAAGAGATGGAGTAACTCAAGGACAAGATAACAGTATGAAAGTAGACTTGGATATGAACTCCAACCGTATACTGAACCTACCAGCACCTCAATCTTTATCAGAACCCTTACGTAAGGCAGATGTACCTAACTATGTACTAGAAGCTGGAAACGTAATTATAACAGATACAACAGAAACAATAACTTTAACGTCAGGTCAAAGCACTGTTATTTTTGTAAGTAATACAACAACTAAAGCAAAATACTACATGTCGGGAGATAACTCAGATAGGGGTCTTTTGTTAGAAGTTGAAGATTACTCTGTTACCAATTTAACAACAATAGAACTTGCATCTACTTTCCCCGCTGGTTCTAAAATAAGTAATACTCAAGTAATAGGTGCAGAAGTAATATGAAAACATTTGAAAGTGTAGCCGACTTAAAACTGGCTAAGTTAAAGATAGGTGAGAGAGTTTCCTGCAAGCGTTACTACGACGAGGGAGCCTTTGTAGAAGGGTTAGTATATGACATACTTTCGGGCACAGGTGATGGGAACTTTAGCCATACCTTAGCTAACAGTAACTACGCAAAACTAATAGTTAGCCCTGCTACCACTACATTAATACAGGGGGGAGCAACTGTTGATATAGATGTTAGTGCCCTAATACTGACACTTATAGCACTAATAAACAAAGTTGTTTTACCTCTCAATAGTTTTGGCATAAAAATATCAGTGCCATTAAATGTACCTAGTGGTTGCGTTATTGATTTAGGTAACAATGCTTTAAACAAGACAACAGAGTACATTGCTAATGCCACTAATACTTATTTTCACCATGTAGGAAATGGAGCTAAACTTGCTAATATAAATGCGCCAAATATTGGATTTTCAGAAAGGCTTATAAGCTATGCTACAGACGCAGATAATAATACAGAAATCGGATGCTTTACAGGCAGAGGTAGCAAGTCTTTAATTAAGTTTGAAGGCGTTGTTAACAACAATTATTCAGAAACCTTAAACCGAGCTAGTGTAGGTAAAAGAAGCAATTATAATCCCAGTAAAATTATGACTTACCAAGTGACTACCGCAGGAGCCACAGCCGCCGCCGAGTTTAGAAGAATTAGACCTTTCCCTTCTTTTGCAAGTATAACACACCTAAAAGTAACGGACACAAATGGCTCTCCTGATTTTAGATTTGAAATGAGAATGAGTAACCCTGCTACTTTTCCTTTTATTCGTGCAAGAGACAGTTCAGATATAAATGAAGCTGTTAGCATAGATTGGTTTAATACTTCGTTTGATGACCTAACACAGTGCCAGATTTTAAACCACAAAGGAACTGCTACTACTTTTGAAATAGAAATAACATACCGCGATGGACGCAATGGCTTAAGTAATGATGTATGGCAGTACATGGGAACACGAGATTTTAATAGACCCCATGATTATGGCGCGGCAACAATAATTGAGGCTCAAAGAGGAATAGAGTATAGAAGTTATATAGGAACGGTGATAGACATTAAAACGTCAACGGCTACAAGGGCTAAGGACGCTAATTATAACTACCCAATACTGACAATTCCTACTCCCGCAGGTACTAGAAACACCGCGTTAACAACGGAGTTAAAATTTTACTTTAACTTTAACGCATCACAAGCCCTATCTACAGGCGCAACTCATATTTTGTTTAGAGTCTTTCAACAAACTAGAGATATAAAATGCACTGTGATTAATGGGTTTTTGTCACAAGTTCCTGACTGGTCAACGGAAGCTGATAATCTATCCGCTTCTTATCAACCAGATGTTGAGGTTAATTTATCGGGGGCTACTAGAGATGTTCCACAAGAGGTACTTATACCGCTGGATAAAAAAGCTATGATGAATGCAGTAATAGAGGAAAAAGCCGGTGATTTGCCTTATTTTTACTTGACATTCTTTGATAACTTAGCGGGGCACATACCTATTGAATGGGGAGATTCTTGGGAGTTTGATTGTTTATTTGTAAAAGCCTAAAGAGGATGTAAAAAATGTCAGTAATAAATAAAAAGAAACTGGTGGATACACAAGGGAGACCCCTTACACAGGGGTTGTTCCTAGAGATAGGCTACACAGACTATGCAATATTTACATTAAAAGAACAAGACTATAAGTACAAAGGTAAGACATATCCTTCGCTTAAACAGTTGTACCTTGAAATGTGTGACCCTATTGAGTGGGACTTTGCTCAGGAATATCTCCTTGGCTACCAACACTGGAAAAGGTTATGTGCAAATAAGATTATAGCAAAGCATGTCGAAGAATGGCGTGAAGAACTAGAACTTAAACTACGCTCCCAAGCTACAGCTCAGATGTTAGACATGTCTGATGACAGCTTCCAAGCAGTTAAATGGTTAGCTGACAAAGGTTGGGAAAAGAAAACAGTAGGTCGCCCTGCTAAGAAAGCTCAAGAAATAGAAGATGAACTTACTAAGCGAGTGCAAACAGATTACAGTGCAGACATTGTAAGATTGAAACGATAAGGAAAAATTATGGATTGGTTGCAACAAGCTAAGTTCAAAATGAACAACATGCCACAAGCGGCTAAGGATTTAAAACTAGCGGCAGAAGAAGATTTATTTACATTCGCCCAGTTAGTAAACCCTATGCGAGTATACGGAGACATCCACAAAGATGTTTTCGATTGGCTCCAAAATGACATAGTAGGCAACCAACTCCTTCTCCTTCCTCGTGCTCACATGAAATCACATTGTATTGCTGTATGGGCCGCATGGTGGATTACAAAACATCCTGAGACCTCTATCCTCTACTTATCAGCTACGGCTGAACTAGCAGAAAAACAGCTATACGATATTAAAAACATCCTAACAGGGGATGCTTATTCACGATACTGGCCTGACATGCTAAACCCTGAAGAAGGGAAGCGTGAGAAATGGGCTACATCTAAAATCGCAGTGTGTCATCCTCAACGTAGGTTAGAGGGTATCCGAGACTGGACGGTAGCAACTGCGGGCTTGACAACTAACACAACTGGTTGGCACGCTGACGTTATCTTAGCAGATGATGTCGTAGTTCCAGACAACGCATATACAGAAGACGGTAGACGTAAAGTTACAATGGCAATGTCTCAGATGACATCTATTCGTAACACAGGTGGATTCACTAAGGCATGTGGCACTCGTTACCACCCTTCGGACATCTACGATACATGGAAGAAACAAACCATGATGTTGTATGACGAAGTAACTGCCGAAGTAATAGATGTCATTCCAGTATGGGACATCAATGAGCACGTAGTTGAAATTGATAATATCTTTCTCTGGCCTAGAGAGGTACGTGGTGACGGTAAAGCCTTTGGCTTTGATATTAATCAACTCTCTCGGATTAAAGCCGAGTATGAGGATGCTACTCAGTTCTTTGCTCAATACTATAATGACCCTAATGACCCTGCATCAGCTCGTATCACTTATGATAAATTCCAATACTTTGACCCTAAATTTATAAAAAGGGAACACGGTGATTGGGTTTACAAGGGATACAAGCTAAACATCTATGCTTCTGTTGACTTTGCATTCTCCTTATCTAAGAGAGCAGACAGTACAGCTATTGTTGTAATAGGTATTGATTCCGAAAACAACGTATACGTACTTGACATTGCTAGGTTCAAAACAGATAAGGTACTTGACTATTACAAAGAAATCGGTAAGCTCCATTCAAGATGGGAGTTTAAAAAAATGAGAGCCGAAGTTTCGGTTGCTCAGAAGGTTATTGTAAATGGTATCAAAGACCACATTAAGAAAGATGGTATGCGTTTGTCTATTGAAGAATTTAGACCTTCAAGACATGATGGTAGTAAACAAGAAAGAATAGCGGCCGCACTTGAGCCACGTTATGACGACATGCAGATGTGGCACTATAGAGGTGGGTACACTGGTATGCTTGAAGAGGAACTGGTGCTTGCTAGGCCACCTCACGATGATTTAAAAGATGCACTAGCAAGTGCTGTAGAAATGGCTATCCGACCTAAGCAACGTAAAAAACAAGACGTAGGTATGTTTAACCAAAATATGAAATTCCATTCACGATTTGGAGGTGTAAATTAGATGATTGATTTAAAATTTAACAAAATAGGGGAGACTAACCGTGTCGACTAAAGTAGCTGAACTATCAGCATTATTTAATCAAGACAATGAAGCGGCTTGGGTTGCTAACCTGTGGGATAAGTTCAACACTCAGCGTCAAGGTAAGATAGAAGAATGGAAGGAATTACGCAATTACATTTTTGCAACAGATACTTCTACTACAACTAACCAGTCGCTTCCTTGGAAGAACTCTACCACTATACCTAAGCTATGTCAGATACGAGACAACTTACATTCAAATTATTTGAGTGCATTGTTTCCAAATGACAACTGGGTAAAGTGGGAAGCACACAGTGCAGACTCAGCAGTTAGAACTAAAGCTCAGGCAATAGAACAGTACATAGCTAATAAAGCTCGTCTAAGCGGCCTCAAGACCACAGTAAGTAAGTTGCTATACGATTACATAGACTATGGCAATTCGTTCGTTACAACGTCATACGTTAACAAATACAAAGAACTACCTAGCGGAGAAAAGGTTGTATCTTTTATGGGGCCAGTTTCTCATCGTATATCGCCTCTTGACATTGTGTTTAACCCTTTAGCTGAAAGCTTTGAAGACACCTTCAAAATAGTACGTAGTATTAAAACTATAGGTGAGTTAAAGAAACTAGCTATGGATGACCCAGACAATGCGTTCTGGGCTGACGTAGTGGAACGTAGGCAGACTTTAAGACACACACTAGGGGGTTACTCTAAGGAAGACTTTGATAAGGCTGTAGGCTTTCAGGCAGATGGATTTGGTAACATGTACGAATACTTCATGGGAGACTATGTAGAAATCCTTGAGTTCTTTGGTGACTACCATACTAAAGATGGTGTTCTTGAACTTAATAAAGTTCTTACCGTTGTTGACCGTAACTACACAGCAAGAGTTGAAGACATCCCTTCATGGCAGGGAACAAGCCCTATACGCCACGTAGGTTGGAGAATTAGACAAGATAACCTATGGGCAATGGGGCCGCTAGATAACCTTGTAGGTATGCAGTACAGGCTTGACCACTTAGAGAATCTTAAAGCAGATGCAATGGATTTACTTGTACACCCACCATTAAAAATAATTGGTGAGGTAGAAGAATTTGTTTATGGCCCTAGTGAAGAGATTCACATAGACGAAAACGGAGATGTTCAAGAGCTAGGCAAGAACCTTAACGGCGTTATTTCTGCTAACAACGATATTGAAATGACAGAAATGCGTATGGAAATGTATGCAGGTGCTCCTCGTGAAGCTATGGGTATTCGTACCGCAGGTGAGAAGACAGCGTTTGAAGTTAACCAATTAGCTACAGCAGGAGGGAGAATATTCCAAGAGAAGATAACATCTTTCGAGATTAACCTTCTTGAGCCTAACCTGAATGACCAGCTAGAGGTTGCAGTACGTAACCTAGACCAAACGGATGTCATACGTGTTATAGACGATGACCTTGGCGTACAGGAGTTCCTAAGCATAACCAAGGAAGATATTACTGCTAACGGTAAGATTCGTCCTATTGGTGCTAGACACTTTGCCAAGCAAGCTCAGGACTTACAGAACCTTATGGGTGTATTCAATTCACCAATTGGGCAAATGATTACTCCGCATACCTCTGGTAAGGAAATGACTAAGGTAGTTAACGACATAGTTGGTCTTTCAGGCTACAACATCTTTAGCCCTAACGTGAGCATCTTTGAAGCACAAGAGACTCAATCCCTAATGCAACAAGCTACAAGTAACCTACAGGGTGAACAAGAAGCTTCTAACATAGCTACAGAGGAAGGTATCTAATGAAGACAGTCTGGACTAAAGGTTTAGACTTGGACGCTGAAAAAGAGGTGAGGGCTGATTTTAAGTCCTCTCTCTGTACGCGGAAAAGACTAATAGCTATCGCAACAGAAAAATTAGATTTAACTACAAAAGATTCACGCAATAAAGATAACTATGAAAGCCCCAACTGGTCTCACTTACAGGCTGATTGTCGTGGTTATGAAAGAGCATTGCAAGAAATTATTTCAATTCTTTCTTAAACTCTTGCGTACTATTTGCTGAAAAACTGATATATACTAATACTAGTATAAGAATAGTAATTAATAATATACCAAGATAATATATTTAATAATTTTTACTATACTAAATAAACAATAACATATAGGATATTAAATGGCTAGGCGTGATAAAGAAAAAGTTAAAGAGGAGAAGCCTACAGAAACAAAACCTCCTATGAGTAAAAAATGGGAAGAACTTCCTCCTATAGTAACTAAAGAATTTAAAAAAGAATTAAAAACCGCTAAAAAGAAAAAGAAGCCTAAAGCTTCTAAGTCTTATGAATTTTAAAACTAATTAAGGAATACTATGGCCGACCAGTCAGTATTTGATGAATCACAAGTAAAGCCGCAGGAAACCCCTGCACAACAGCCATCACAAGAATCTGCATTAGCCGACCAGCTAAAAGGGATTTTAAATGATAATGGCGAACCTAAGTACAGTACGCTCGAAGAAGCACTAAAAGGTGCGGCTCATGCTCAAACTTATATTACTGAACTGAAAGGTAAACTTTCTGAGTTCGAAGGTAAATATACACAAACACAAGCAGAGTTGGACAAACGTGAATCAATTGAGCAGACAGTAGCTAGGTTACAAGCCAATCAAAACCAAGGAACTCAGGAAACCCCTGCTCCAAAAGGTTTAGACGAGGCATCAATATCCGAATTAATAAACCAACAGTTCACTCAACGAGACCAGCTTTCTAAAGCACAAACTAATGAGTCTTCGGTGAACACTGCATTGCAACAGAAGTTCGGAGATAAAGCAACTGAGATAGTTAAGGCGAAAGCCGCAGAACTAGGTATCTCTATTGCGCGTGTCAAGGAACTCTCTCAAGAGTCTCCTCAAGCTGTGCTTGCCTTATTCGGCACTGCACAATCTAAACAAGGGGTTGCCCATATGACAGGTAGCCAACGCTTACCAGACTATCATCAAGAAGATGTTCTGGAGAAACCTAAGAAATCTCTCTTAGCAGGTGCGACAACTAAAGACCAAGCCGCTTACATGGCTCTCATACGAGAACGTGTATATAAGAGAAATGGAATTACACAATAACTAGGAATAAATAATGCAAATTACTGATAACAGCCGTGCGTTTATCGAAGCAGAACAGTACTCTGACTTCATCTTGATGAACTTGCACGATGGCTTATTGCCAATGACTATGTACCGTGATGTGTCTGACTTTGGTTCAGGCTCTACTCTAAATATTAAAACTGTTGGTACAGTTACTATTCAAGAAGCCGCAGAAGATACGCCTCTTGAGTACAACCCAATCGAATCTGGAACTGTTACTTTGTCTATTACCGACTATGTTGGTGATGCTTGGTACGTTACAGATGACTTACGTGAAGATGGTGCACAGATTGACGCACTAATGGCGGCTCGTTCTGCTGAATCTACTCGTGCTCTCCAAGAGACTTACGAGTCACGCTTCTTAGCAGTATGTAACTCTGCTCAGACTAACGGCAACCCAATGACTATCAATGGTTTTGCTCACCGACTAGCCTCTCCTGAGACTAACGGTATCTTTGCACTAGACCAACTGTCTTACGCCAAGCTTGCTTTCGGTAAAGCTAACGTACCTTCGGAAGGTCGTGTATTCATCATGGATGAAGTAGCGGCTACCACTCTTGATAACCTTGTAACCATCACTCACGATGTATCACCGTTCGGTGCTATGTTGCTACAAGAGGGTATGGCGCGTGGTCAAGAGTTTGTTATGCGTTTATATGGCTGGGATATTATCACATCTAACCGTCTACCAACAGGTACTTTCGGTGATGGTACTACTTCTATCACAGGAGCTGTAGCTAACATTGGTATGTGTATCTTAGACGACCAGTGTAAACCTATTATGGGTGCATGGCGTAGACAGCCTAAAGTAGAAGGCGAACGTAACAAAGACCGCGCTCGTGATGAGTTCGTTACACGTTCTCGCTGGGGCTTTGGTGTACAGCGTTTAGATACGTTGTTCGTCCTAATCACTTCTGCAACTAACATTGCATAATAAGGAATTATAAATGAGTTATGAAAAAACTTCGGGCCTTGGTGTGTCTAACCAATATGGCCCTCGTGACACTGGTGGTGTTGAAGGCATTATCAAAACCGAAGGTTTGTACAATGAGTACGCTATCAACTTTGATGGAGCTGGCCCTCTAGGGTTTCTCTTCCCAGTATTAGACGGTTGCCGTGTAACTGGTGTTGATTTGTCCTTTACCACAAATGGTACTGAGACATTGACCGTTGGTGGTGTTAACGTGCTTACTGCTACAGAGGGTACTAACGTAGTTATTGCAAGTGATAACACTGGTGTTGTTGCTTCAACTAACATCACTGCTGGTACTTTGGTAATCAAGTTCAAGCGAATCGCTCAATAAGTAAAATAAATAAGGCTGGCTTTTTAGCTGGCCTTTTTTGTATCAGGAGTACGTTATGACAATACAACACAAAGACATTCCCGATGCTGAAAGGCATGAACCAAAAGGTGTAAGCACAGCTTCTGATGGAACGGTATACCAAGCAGACGGAGCTGGTTCAGGTAGTTGGGAAATAGGCAAAGTAAAAGGACAAGCCTCAGCAGAAGAAGGTATGATACTTAGGGCTAACGGAAGCAATGACACTGCTTGGGTATATGCACCTGAGGGTTGGGCACACTACCGAGAAGGTGGTGCTGGTCAGGTAATTAACACCACCGCTAGTAAGGTTCTGATTGACGGGGCGGCTACTGAAAGCACAAGTGCTTACTTGCCTTACCAGATAAGAGGGACTGGGCAGTTATGGAATGTAACTACAAGTAAGATTACCCCTATTAACACAGGGGACACATATGATTTACGTATAGACATACCTGTCACTGCTGAATCAGGTTCTCCTACTGAGCTTAAACTTGAGCTTGATATAGGGACAGGGGCAGGAATAACTGACTCTATTGTGACTATCTTTAAGAAAACAGGCAGAACAACACCTTACCAAATAACTATGTCTTTCCCTGTTTTTGTTTCAGCAGACTTTAAAGTTAACGGTGGTCAGATATTCTTAAAGACGGATGCAGGAACTGTTACTTGTGGGGAAATAGGTCTAACACTAGTACGTAATGTTGATGGGAGCTTCTAATGAAATATACACTTCTTGAGATAGTTCAAGAGATACTATCAGATATGGACAGTGATGAAGTAAATAGCATTACTGATACAACAGAGTCTGAGCAAGTAGCTATCATAGTTAAGTCTACATTCAACGCTATGATGGTAAACAGAGATTGGCCTCATACACGTAAGCTTGTTACTTTTATAGCTTCGGGAACTACCGCCTTACCTACGCACCTAAAGTTGAAGACCAATGTTAAGCACATGCTTAGTGCTACTTATAACAAGGTAAAGACAGGTGAGACACGTAAGAAGTATTTACCTGTCAATTACCTAGACCCAGACGCATTCCTACGTAAACAGAATCAATTAAATAATGACAATGCCTACGTAGACATCATAACTGACCCTACAGGTGTAGAGTTACTAATACGTAATGACATAGCTCCCCAGTACTACACATCTTTTGATGACAGTTACATGGTGTTTGACTCTTACGACAAGGCTGTAGATGATACATTACAAGAAAGCAAAGTACAAGCTCTCGCTTACACTCTTCCAGTTTGGGTTCACACTGATACAGCTATCCCAGACTTACCCGATGATGCTTTCCCTCTATTAGTAGAGGAAGCTAAAAGCAAGGCTCAGTTTAAGCTTAGACAGTTTCAAGATGTTAAAGCTGAGGTAGAAGCAGGGAGACAGAACAGATGGCTTTCACGTAAAGCTCGTAAGATAAATCGTGGTATAAGCTACCCTAACTATGGTCGTAATAGCCGCAAGTTTGCTAAAGACCCAACATTTAATAGAGAGAACTAATGGAATACAAAGGATATAAAGTAGTAGGTGATGGAACATTCGGCTATAAACATATCGTCCCCCTTAGCAAGGGTTCAGTATCTTTAGAGCTACGAGGTGCATACACAACAGCAGTTGAGGCGCATAAGGCGATAGACAGCTTCGAAACATCAAAGTTGGAGAAGACTAGTGGCAATTCAAAAAGTACCAATAGAGGTTAATGTATTTGTTAAAGGTTTAATTACCGAAGCAAGTCCCTTAACTTTTCCTGAGAATGCGTCTATTGATGAAAGGAACTTTGTCCTTAACAGAGATGGTTCTCGTAATAGACGTTTAGGTATGAACAAGTTAGGTAACATCACCAACATTCCTACAGAGACAGCCGAAGGTAAATCTTTCAGCTCTTTTGAATGGGAGAATGCTGGTGGCATAGCTGATAAACTTCTTATCGTTGTACAATACGGTAAAGACTTGTTAGTGTTCAACATCTCAGCAGGTACGCCTGAACTTGTCACAACTTTCGATTTAAAAGCTTTACTAAACTCTGATAAAATAGATATAGAGAGAGGTAGCTTTGCAACGGTAGATGGTATATTGGTAGGAGCGTTTGGTGAACACTCTATACTCAGACTAATATATAACTCAGGGAATAATACAGTATCTTCAAGCACAGTGTTTTTAAAAATACGTGACCAGTTTGGTATTGAAGTTCCTTTTGAAAGACCTGAGGAAAGTAGGCCACAACAAGACGGCAGTTTTAAGTTTTATCCTTATAGAAATATTAAAGATATGCTAGATGACGATGCTGTACAAGTCCGACCTTTCAGAGGAGACTCTCCTAACTTACACTTTTATAATCTACGTAACCAGTCTTGGGGAAGACCAAGAGAATCGATTAGGTTTGCAGGTAGTGATGATGAGGGTTTGTTAGACCCAATTCAAGAGTTTGATGACACTACAGGCTTTATACCTAGTAACGCAGATGTTGTAGCCTTAGGTTTAATTAACTACGCAGAAGAAGAAGGTGCTCCTGTAAAGTTTGTAGCTAAAGAGTTAGGTATTCTTCCTTTGCTCAGTTCTTCTTCGGCAAGAGGTTTCTTTATTATAGATGCCTTGAGAAGAGGGCCAAGCCGAAAAGAACAGTATACCAATATGTTTGAAGAATCGGCAGGGGCACTTACTGTTGATTTAACTGCCCCCTTAGGGCTAGACACAACACCTGACGGAGCTAGAACAGTAGCAGAGTTTGCAGGAAGAATGTGGTATGCAGGTTTCTCAGGTGATACTATTTCCCCTGATACAAGGTCTCCTCGTATGTCTTCATACGTATTGTTTTCACAACTAGTTACAGCCTCTTCTAACATAGATAAATGTTATCAGAATAATGACCCTACTTATGAAGCAGAAGCTGACTTGTTAGCTACCGATGGTGGCCTAATAAGACTAGACCAAGCTTACGGTATAAAAGAACTTATAGCTGTAGGCAGTTCTCTTTTAGTGTTTGCAACTAACGGCGTATGGGCTATCAGTGGAGGAACTAACGTAGGTTTCCAAGCAGATGCTTTTATTGTTGAGAAAGTATCAGACCAAGGAGCTGTTAATTCTGACAGTATTGTAGAAGATGGTAGTACTGTTTTCTATTGGAGCACTGCTGGTATCTTTGCAGTAGCCCCTAATGAAGTGGGAGTATTTGCAAGCCAGTCTTTAACAAAGAATACTATTCAAACTTTTTACGAAGCTATACCTATAGAAGCCAAGACAAGGGCATCGGGTGTATACGATAGATATGAAAATAAAATAAAGTGGGTTTACAGTGAGGGCAGAATAGCCAGCACTTCTAAAGAACTACTACTTGATTTAAACTTACAAGCTTTCTCCCCTAATACTTTCGGAACTCTGGAAGGTGAAACACCTACGTTACTAAGCCCTATTGCAGTTAAACCTTTTAACCAACAAGTTAACTTTTTAACTATTCTTGTAGGAACTGACGCAGTTTTCTCTGGAACAGATGCAGTGGGTATAGACGAACTAGTTTTACTAGACAGTGAAATAGAAACAATGTATCTAGCCTTATGGTCAGCAAGCCCTTTGCAATTAGCTTTCTGTACATACAAGAATACAAGTTTCAAAGACTGGGTTGATAAGGACAATGTAGGTGCAGACGCAGAAGCTTACTTCATCACAGGCTACGGCCCTCAAGGTGATTTCCAAAGACGTAAGCAAGTGCCTAGTATCTCAACTCACATGAGAAAGACCGAAGACGGTTTTAAGGTAGTGAGTGAAGACCTAGTACCTGATAACGCTTCTTCTTGTATAATGCAAGCTAGATGGGATTGGCACAATAGCCCCAACGGTAACAGGTGGGGACGAGAGAATCAGATATACAAAAACAAGCGTGTGTACATGCCTGAGAATGTAAACGATTCTTACGATACAGGTGAGGATGTTATAACTACCAAGACTAAGTTAAGAGGTAATGGTAGGACACTCTCGATGCTATTTAAAACAGAACCAGAAAAGGATTGTAAGATTCTAGGATGGTCATACATAATGGATGTAAGCACTAATGTCTGATAAAAGAAATATAGCAATAATCTATCAAGACGATGATTTAATAGTAAAAGCAGAGCTTATCAAAGGTAATCCTTTCCTACACTGTACTGTTTTAGAGTTTAAAAAATCTGTTATGAAAAGGGCTAGGGTTAAATGGGAAGACATAAAGGAAGGGTTTTATTACGAAGGTTTTAATACTATATACTCTGTCTCCCCTAATCCTCGGTTTATAAAATTCATAGGAGGCTCTTTACATGAGGAGCTTGAAGATGGAATAGGGGTATACAAATGGGAACTGGTTTAGAAATAGCCTTAATTGGTCTAGCGGTAGGAAGTACAGTAGCTTCTATTGACGCTAGTAAGACCTCAGCCCGTAGGCAGAAGAGAGCTGGTGAACTGAGACAGAACACACAGCTAGGGCAAGACAGAGATGCCAGAACTCAAGGGATACGTGAACAACGTATACGGAGAGCTAGGATTCTACAAGCTGGTGAGAATACAGGAACAACTGGTAGTTCGCAAGAGACAGGTGCTCTAGGAGGAATGAGCACAGTGTTTAGCCAATCTATAGGTAATCAAGCTGGTCAACGAATAGCTAATGTAGCTATTGGTAATCAAATGCAAGGGGCGGCAGATGCGGCTTCAAGAGCTAACACATTCCAAGCTATAAGTAGCCTTGCTATGCAGGGTGCTAGTTTCAGCGCAAGCCAGCCAACAAAAACATAAGGTAAATTATGGAAGACATAGACAACATGTTTGCAGAACCTACTGATGTCAATTCAATGTTTGAAGAAGAGACAGAAGAAAAGAATAGGTCTCCAAACAGAAGCTTAAACAGTAGTACAGCAAGCTACACTGCTCTCTTGAAAGGTGGGACAGAAGAGTTCTCAGAGAACCAGAGAGAGATAATGGCTGAGTTTGACATGTTGGGCTATTCACCTACTGCTGAGTTTGTTGAAGACCAACAGAGAGTAGACTCGTACATGGCAGACCAATCTAACCTTGTAGACATCATTTCAGATGAAGCTATAGGGGACGATGTTAAGATGGCGGCCGCACAAGCTTCACTAGATTTAAGTAACGAGAGATATAGTCTACGTAATGACTACTCTACTAGAATCTTATCAGAGGACAGTGAGTTTCCTCAAGATACTAATAACGAAGCTGTTCGTATCAGTTCAGCAGAAATTATTGATGAGGTTAACTATAGCAACAACCAACTACAGGGATTGCTTGCGGCTGAGGTAGCCAAGTCTGACCCTGCAACACTAGAACTAGTAAAAGATTTTGCTCAGATGTTTGTACCATTTGTTGAACAAACTATGGTAAACAACATAGATATGGAAGATGAGAACTGGCCTTTCCTTCTGATGGGTGCGGCTAAGTCTGACCTAAGTAAGATACTTCGTAAGATGCCACCAGCTCAACGATTAACTGCGGCTAAGGCGTATGCAAAGATAGTGAATGAAAACTCTTCGCTGTTCTCTGACGACCCTAACGATGTAATCCGTACAGGTATGTTAGCAGATGCTTTTGACTTACACAGCTACAGTTCAGAGGACGAGTTCCTTGATAACTTCTTTAGTGTTATTGATGCAGGTGGTTTATTCTGGCAACCATTGCGTGCTACAGCCAGAGGTGTGGGAAGTTTAATCACTTCTGCTAAACCTCGTTTTGTAAGAGCAGGTGTATCACCTAACTCACCTGTCGAGAATGCAAAGGTGTTCAACCAGAAGAAGGGTAAGGAGATGCACGATGCTATCCTAGCCGATGAGACTGATGACACCGCTAAGGCTCTCTCAGGGACAACTAGAGAGCAATACATTGCTAGTTCAGAGCTTCCACAGATACACAACAACGATGGTGTCTTTACATCAGAGATGGTAGACCCAAGCTTAAAGCGTATTGTTGAGAAAGACGGAGCTATCTATTGGTCTGATGAAGCTAAGAGTAACGCTCGTGTAAAGATTAGTAATGACTTTATCAGAGCTTCTAGTGCAGACATACGTGCTAACATGTCCTCTATCTCTAATGCAGATGATGGTATGACATTCCATGCAGTGTACGGCCCAGCCGAGAATGGGTGGAGTAGTGCAGAAGAAGCTGTTGACACAATGGCTTACAACTTACGTGAGTTTGGTATCACCTCTGACGACTTCAAGATACTTGGTAGACAGTCAGATGGTAACTATAAAGAAGTAACCCTTGCTGAACTAGATGCTATGGGTACTGTACGTTCTACAATGAAAATGTCTAAAGGTAAGCAACCACGTAGTGTACGTGTAGTATCTCGTAACCCTGCTGACTTCTTGATAAGTATAGACCATAAGCATAAGTTTAATCCAATGGATATTACTGACCCTAAGAACATGGAAGCTAGATTTAACGTGTTTGATAGAGTTAAGAACTTCATGGTAACTTCTGGATTTGGTAGTGTCTCAAGACATACCTTAGACCCAATGACTCTTATTAACAAGTCTATAACACAAGGTGCTTCGGTAGCTGTGGACAAGGCTAGTGCTGTTGAGAGAGTTGTTTTGGATATGGCTGTAGAGGTGTTTGCTAAACCATTCAACGCTATGAAGCCTGAGAAACAGGACATGTTGTATGATATTATAAAGCAACAGAACAAAGAGCAGAGATTTCTTACCCGCCAAGAGCTTATCGCACAAGGGCTTAGTGGTGACGAAATCAGAACATTGGATGGATTTAAGAAGGTACAGGATAACTTATACTTCTTAGAGAACAGAGACCTCGGCACTACCATGCGTAACCAAGGTTATAAAGTTCTTACAGACAGCGAAGGTAGTAAGTTCTATGGAAAGGAACGTGGAAGGTTAGACGTAGACATGAACAAGGCTATCTTGTTAGATGCGGATACTAAGGTTTTAGTTGAGAAAGGTAGCTTTGATAGTGTAGACCTTTACAACAGAGGTGGGACTATCGTAGAGCTACGTAGACCTGAAAGAGTAGATGGTGTAATGGTTACACACGTAGTAACTCGTAACCAACCATCAGCTTCCTACACTAGAGCAATACGTATTGATGAACAAGTTCTAAACTACAGAGCAGGTTACTACAAAGTTAAGTATGAAGCTCCTATCTTTATTACTAAGAAAGTATTAGATGACAATGGAAACATTCTGTACACCAAAGCTATTGGTACAGCACAAAGCACTAAAGAGGCTAAACTCCTAGTAGAGAAGAAAAGGTCTGCTGATGGTTCTGTGTACAACAATGATGGTGTAGAAGAAAGTATCTACAGATTCAGAGATGATGTTAAAGATGAGCCTGACCTTAGCCCTGAGAATATTCAATGGGATTTGGCTACAGGTGGAGGAAGAAGTTCTCAGAGACTGAGAGGTGAGAGACTAGAGGATAGCAACGAGAACATTGATACATCGGCACAGCACATAGCTGGCCCTGTTGACTCGATGGTACAGGCGGCAAGGGGGTTATCTAACAGAACCACTATGCGTCCTTACATTGATGGTGTTAAGAAAAGATTCGTTGATGCTTATAAGACTGAGCTACCTAAAGATAAATTCGGTAAGACAGTGTTCCCTAAGAACCTAGACGAACTCAATGCTATGTTAATGGATAGAGGTATCAGTGGTGAAAAACTTGGTGCTGACATGCGTTCTAACTTCGAGTACATTAACTACTTAGAGAACGGCTACCGTAACGCTCTTGACGAAGGCTGGAAGGCTGGACTAAACGCTATTGGTAAGTTGCTAGGTAAGCAAAGTTCTACAGGTGAGAAAGCCGCATACTGGTTAGCTGACAACACAGCACCTACACAGCTAGGTAAGAACATTGCGTTCAACCTATACTTAGGTCTTAACCCTATACGTCAGATTATAGTACAGGGACACCAGTCTATACAGTTAGCGTCTATTCATCCTAAGTATTTTCTTACAGGGCTAGGCAGTGACTTTGCTAAACTAACAGCCATGAGAATGGGTAGTAGTGCAGACACTGCGGCTAAGTTAGACATCCTGAGAGGTGCTGACGCTCGTACATCTAGTCAGATGAAACAGATGCACCAAGAGTACATGGATAGTGGGATACCTTCTGCTATTGATAAACAGTCTCTTGTAGCAGGTAACTTGACAGAGATGACCGAGTACGCTCAGTATACTAAGAGTAGAAATGCTATTGGTAAAGTGGGTAAAGGTTTAGCAACTGTACTACGTACTGCTAGAAAGATTGGTTTTGATGTTGGTGAGGAAACTAACATGATGACAGCTTGGTTGTCTATGCGTAATGCTAAGACTGAGAAGCTTGGTAGATTTGAACTTAGTGCGAAGGAGTTAGAAGAGGTGAGTGCTGAGGCACGTAACTTTACGTTTAACATGAACGCGGCAGGTGATATGCCTTATAACCAGAACTTACTTAGCATACCTATGCAGTTCTTACAAGTGCCACACAAAGCGGCTCTACAGATGATGAACAATTCATTAACTGGTGCAGAGAAAGCTCGTGTAGCGGCATTCAGTATGTTTATGTACGCACCAGCAGGTGTTGCCCTTACCCAATGGTTAGGTGATGATTTCTTTGAAGGTGTTCCAGACCCAATCAGAACTATTGTAGAAGATGGAGCTGAGTCAGCCGCATTGAATGGGTTGTTCTCTGTACTATCGGGAGATGAAGTTAACACAGATTGGACTAGTTTAGCTCCATACGATGCAGGTCTTTTAGGTTTCACAGAAGCGTTGTTCAATACAGACTTGAACTCCTTCTATTCAGAAAGCCCATCAGGTCAGTTGTTCTCTGCTAACGGTAGGGTTACAGCTCTTGCTGATTCAGTAGGTAGGTTGATAAATGTGTTTGACGAACATGAGACATCAGACGATTTGTTGTTAACTGTTCAATCATTCCTTAAACTATCTTCTGGTTATAGTAATGCGGCTAAGGCACACTACGCTTATAAGACAGGTCAAGCTCTAAGCTCAAGAGGTGATGTATTAGATACTCACGTAACTAAGCTTGAAGCTATGTTGATTGCGGCAGGTTTCCCAACTAGGGATAGTTCTTGGAAGTATACAACAGTGATGTTGAAGTCAGAGAAAATGAAGGCTATCAAAGACGATGCCAAAGTGTTCTACGACAGCATACGTTCAGAGCTAGTGAATAAGGATGTGACTAACAAGTCTCACCGTTTTGCTCAGATGGCTATTGCAGAGTTTATGCGTAGTTATGATGGGGAAGATAGGGACGTAATGCTTACAGAAGTACAGAAGCTTATTAAGCGTGATGCTATGGCTGATGATGCGTCTGTTCTTCTATACATACAGAAGGATGCAGGTGTTGTTGGTTACGAGGAACAGCTTCAAGCAATAGACAACATGCCTAACATATCTGATGAGAAGAAAGAAATACTCAAGAATCGTGTCAGAATTTTTAATAATTGGAAAGAAGAAGGTGGGAAATAATGGCAGTATTAAATCAAGGAGCAGGGCCGATGAATGCCCTAGCTTCGGCTACCAGTCCTAAGCAAGCAGTACAGGAAGATTCTGGCTTATCCCAAGTGGCAGGTCTAGCGCAAGGGGCAATGAGTGTATTTGCTACAGGTCAACAAGCACAGGCTAAGTTAGCTAGTGATTCTGCTGTAGAAGCAGGGAAGGTTGTTGATACTAACATGGTACGTAGGTTGACCACTATTAGCACAGGTTTGAACGAAGGTAAGTACAATCAAGAGCAAGCTATGACGTTATCAAGGCAAGCTCTGGCTCAGGCAATGAACGGGCCTACTGGTAAGTCTAGGGGTAATGAGTTACTTACTGAGTTTAGTAAGTTTATGAATGCTAAAGGACTTGGTGCGGAGTTTACTGAGGAGACACAGGCGGATAGGATTTACAAAGCACGCATAGATGCGGCATTGAAAGACAATGTTCTACTTCTACCTGATGATTCAGAAGAAGAGATTGAACGTAAGTTAAGAAACCACAATAAGTATGCTCGTGGTAAGCAAGCCTTACAGGATTCTACTGATGTGATAACTAACGCTAATGCCATGCTAACGCAGACAGGTAAGCTAACTACTAATCAACTTAGTGAACTTAACCTAGAGAAGACACAGGCTGAAAAGGCCGCTTCTGATGCACTGACAGGTATGTCTGGTAGCTACATGACTATCCTGAGAGATAACTTCCAAGTGTCCAGACAAGCCTTCGATGCAGGAGGTGATTCTAAAGTTGCACTGCAAGAGATTGAATCTCAGTGGGCTAATGTCCAGATGTTAATTAGTCAGACGGCTGGTACAGGTAACGAAGCACAGGTAACAGCCTTGACTACTCCTATGAAGAACCTTTATCAGTTCAACAAGGACTTCGTTACAGGTAAGATTACTCGTGATGAGTTAGCTAACAAAGCTAAGATTGAAGGTCTACGTTCACAAGCTCTTATGTTTGCGTCTAATCCACGTATACAGCAGTTGTGGGCGGCTAGTGAATTAGTAGGGCACACTGACCCTAGCTTAACACTAGAGTTTCAAGGCTTGGTCTCTAACTACTTAGATAACGCTACTAAAGGAAAAGTTGATGCGTTCACTAACTTAGAACCTGAGGGACAGAAAACACTTACCGACCTATCTATGAAATTTATAGAGAGTGACTTGGCAGGTACAACATCTGATAAAGAGAAAGCCGAAGGTATACAGGTTATCTCTAAGATATTCACAGACATGGATGCCTTTTCAGCGTCTGTTAATAACCCTCAACAGTTGAACCAAGTAGTGTCTATGTTGGCTGACCCTCGCTTTGGTCAATGGGCTAGTGCTAACAAAGGTATTCCAGCGTCTATCTCACCACAGGTGAAGCAAACATTACAAGCTTACTACAGTGAGCCTGTATTGAAAGATGTTATTCAGAACTGGGAGACTGATGTAGCGATAGACCAAAGAGTGTTTGGGTTTACTGGCATACTGGATGGTGTGGCTAACTTGGGAGGTGCTATTACAGGCACTGTAAACAATCCTAGAGGCCCAGCACCGACTACTATAATGGCATTGCCTGAGATACTAGAACCGTTTATGACACCAACTGGTCTTTCATTCAGAGCTAAGAAGGGTGCTCCTGCTAACCTTGTAGCCCCTGCATTAAAGCAAGTGAACAAAACTGTACTGCCTAAGATTAATAGGCTAGTAAAGGCACTCGCTCACGTAGAAGGACACACTGACTATCGGAAAGTGTACGAAGAGAACTACGAACAAATTCTAGGGGTTCGCCCTGAGGAAGAGGAAGTTCCTGCGACACCAAGAGTTCCGTTAGCAAGTGAAACCTTTGAACCTTTGGAAGGAGACACTATTGAATCTGGTGCTGTTGTGGCTGGTTATGAGTATCTTGGTGGCGACACCCTCGACCCTGCAAGTTGGAGAGAAGTGGATGGCTAAAAAACCTTGGGAAATGGGCTTGAAAGAAGGGGCGGCTACGGCTACCCCTAAGAAGCCTTGGGAAATGAACCTATCCTCTGAACCTAAGACATACTTAGGAGCTGAGGCTGTATCACAGGTGGAGAAAAGGGAGGGGCGTTCACTGTCTCTCTCTGAGAAACGTGTGGTAGAGGAGGAGGGATATGTTTCTGGTACGTATAAGGATGATAAAGGTATTGAGACTTCTGGTGTAGGACAAACAGGGAAGTGGAAAGGTAAGACTTTCAAAGAGACATTCGATGCTCACGAGGCAGATACTAAGAGGATGGTGAAGGGTTTTGATACGCTACCTGAGTACTTGCAAGCAGAGCTTGTGCAAGCTACCTACCGAGGGGACGTACAACAATCCCCTAGAGCTATTAAGCTACTAGAAGAAGGTAAGTATGGAGAAGCGGCTACTGAACTACTAGACCACAAAGAGTATAAGGACAGGAAAGCTAAGGGAGATGACGGAGTAACTCGTAGACTAGAAGCTTTACAATCAGCTATACGGAAGTATGGTAAGGAGAAAGGTGTGCAATGATACGTGTAGTGTTGTTAGTGCTCTTGTTGTCAGGTTGCAGTGCTTTACAGACGGCACTCAGCCTAGCACAACCTGCTAGTAATGGTATAGCGGTTGATGCAGAACTGACAGTAGGTGATAAGCAGGAAGAAATAAATACAGAGGTTGGTCGTCAGGTTATGAATAGTAATCAAGCGGCTAAGTCTATTGAGAACAATATCAATAGCGTACCTTTGACTTTCTTGGTGTTGTTAGTGTTGGGTTGGTTGTTGCCGAGTCCCAATGAGATATGGAAAGGCTTGAAAGGAATGGTGTTGTTTTGGAGAAAGAAGGAGTGAAGGCCCATGCGTGGGTAGAGGTAGGTGTTGGTGTGGTGCTGTTAATTATGGCGATAGGTGGAACGTATGCTACACTAAAGACTGAAATATACACATTGGAAACTAGGGTGAGTTATCTTGAAACGGAAGGGGTTAGGAAAGATGAGAGGTCTTATGAGGTTATGAATAAACTATCGGATAGTGTTGACAGGTTAAACATCAATATGGCAAGGATAGAGGAGAGGTTGAAAGCTACGGAGGGTGGAGAAAAACATAACTAAGGGGGTGATTATATCTACTTAATCAGGGGCTAATTAAAGCCCCTTTTTGTTGTCTAAAATTTACCAGCCCCAAGAACCCTTGAGACCAGCTACACTGTATTCAGATACACGTTGCTCAAAGAAGTTAGTGTGTCCTTCTGTAAGCACCCAGTCTAGCCAAGGCAAGGGGTTAGCTTCAACTCCAAAGTTAGGCTTCATACCGAGCTGTGTGAGCCGTCTATCGGCTATGTATTTGATGTACTCCTTTACCTCTTCCTTAGTGAGGCCCTCACAGCCGCCCATCTCAAATACCAAATCAATAAACTTATCCTCAAGGCCAACAGCATTACGATACATTTTATATATCTTCTTCTTAAATGCGTCAGTAACGATTTCTTTATTCTCTTTGCAATATTGAGTAAAGAGTTTCGCCATACCATTAACATGTTGACTCTCATCACGTAAACTCCATTCAGTTATCTTACACATCCCCAACATCTTACCATACCGTTGGTAATTCAACAGCATAACAAACGCTGAAAACAGTGACATCCCCTCGTTACACACAGTCTGTGCCAAGGCTAATCCAATACCTTCCTTAGTAGATACATCATTCTCCTGCATAAACTCAATCTTATTAGCCATCTCTTCGTAATCAAGGAAAGCCTTGTAGTCATCATCGGGTAAGCCTAACGTATCATTCAGTAAGGCATACGCCCTCTGGTGAATCCCTTCCCTACTAGCAAAGGCGAGAAGCATACATCTGGCTTCGTTGTTCTTGAAGATTGGGATGAAGAGGTCACAATAGTTCTGCCCAACCTGAACGTCCGTCTGCGTGAACAGTCTAAGGATTTGTGTAATTTGATTAGTTTCTTGTTCACTTAAATCTCCTTTATTCCACTGGTCTATGTCGTCACCTAAGTCTATCTCGTCCTCGTGCCAATGGATAAGCTCATGCTTCTTAGCTATCTCCATTAGGTCAGGGTAGTTAAACGGTTTAAATGTCTTAGCGTAATCTGTTAGCATTTTTATCCTTAATTATCTTTAACATTTCTTCGTAAGTTATATATTTCCAATCTTCATCTTGTGACCACCAGAAGTCAAACACTCCTGTAAGTAAACCTATTACATCCTCAGATGCAACTATGGTCGGATAGTGGTCATCGAGGGCTACTAATGTATCTAGTTGTTGTCGTGTCAAGTCCTTTAATTTTATAGCAATAGCTTCCGCATAGTAGTTACTCATTATTGAATACCCCTGTATAGTGCTTGTAAATCTTCTTCTGTATGCTCAACATTGTTGTGTACAAAAATATACCCTTCGTGTACACCCCTATCTACTTCGCTTTTATTACTAGCTGTAAGAAAACACTGACAGACAGGGCAGTACATTTTATATTCTTTGACACTCATTATATAATCTCCCCTCTAGTTCTTCAGCATACTCCATGATGTGAGCATTTGACCTACCTGCTACCCGTAACTTTTTCTTTAAATCTTTAATTTCTATGTTTGCACTAGCTAACTGCTCACGTAACAAGTCATTCTTTTGTTTAAGTTGTTTAATTTCAGCTCTATCATCATTCATATGTTGAATTGTCAGTTCATCATCTTGATTTCGCACGATTGATTCTACTGTTTGTTTATTCATTAGCCTTCACCCCTCACAACTTAGACAACCATCGTCTTGTAATATTCCAGAGAGTGCCTTCCTCTCCACCTTTACGCTCACCTTATCTGTCACAGCACCAGATGAACTACGTACATAATACAACCCTTTCAGCTTCTTCTTCCAAGCACTGAGATGTACCTCGTTTAGGTACGCCTTGTCACACTCAGCAGGGAAGTAAAGGTTAACAGATTGCCCTTGGCATAAGAACTCCTGTCTATTACTTGCTTGCTCTATCACCCAGTTCATATCTAACTCAGAGAATGTCTTGTATACTAACTTCTCATAGTCAGGGATGAATTCTAAGTGTTGAACACTACCTTCGTTCTGTACAATACTAGCCCATACCTCATCAGTATTTCTATTAACACCCACTAGATACGCTTCTAAATACTTATTCTTAATCAGGTGAGTTCCAACACGAGTACGGTGAGGATAAGCATTGCTTTTAACAGGCTCTATACTAGGGCTACATCCTGCTATCATTGAACTGTTAGCGTTAGGGGCGATAGCCAGTAAATGGCTGTTACGTCTACCTGTTCCTGCCATGTCTGGTGCTTCACCTCTCTCAGCTCCTAGCTTCATTGACTGAGCTATAGCTTTACTCTGCATATATTTGAATATGTGCCTAGTTTGACCTACAGCAAGAGCTGACTCGAACGGTATGCCCTTCTTCTGTAGTAACCCATGCCAACCCATAGCCCCAAGACCTAAAGCTCTCTCCTGTGTTGCTGAGTAGATAGCCTTGTGTAGCTCTTTAGGTGCATAGTTAATGAAGAATGTTAATACGTTGTCCAACATAGTGATTAAGTCTTCAACCATTGTTGTGTCACGCCACTCATCCCACTTCTCTAGGTTGACGGAAGATAGACAGCAAACGGCAGTTCGTTTCTCGTCTGTCGGAAGGTGTATCTCGTTGCAAAGATTAGAGCCGTTGATTCGAAGGCCAAGTTTCTTCTGGCTAGTCGGCAAGCTCTCATTCGCCGTGTCGATAAAGTTGAGATAAGGTTCACCAGTACGGTGTCTTGTTGCCAATATTTCTTGCCACAAGTCTCTTGAATCCACTGTTTTTCTAATGGACTTGGAGTTAGGACATACGAGATTCCAATCTTTATCATTAACCACTGCCTCCATGAAAGAGTCTGTTATGTTAACAGCATTGTGTATATTGAAACACTTACGGTTAACGTCGCCACCAGTAGGTGTACGTATCTTTAAGAACTCGTTTATATCAGGGTGGCTAACATCCATGTAAGCGGCATACGCTCCCTTACGTGTCTCTCCTTGCTTGTAGGCTGTCATCTCAGCGTCTACTGTATGGATGAAAGGGATAGGGCCACAGCTTTTCTTATCTACTGCACGTACATTAGACCAATGACCGCCAACACCACCACCTTTAACACTAAGCCATGCTGTCTCTGATTGATGGTCTATCAAACCTTCTACTGTATCTGGTACGTAGCTGAGGAAACAGCTAATAGGCATGCCCTTAATCTTCTCTCCATCAACAGGGGCATTGGATAGCAAAGGACTTGCATACATAAACCAGCCTTGAGATACGTAATCATATAACCGCTGTGCTAGTCCTTCATCCCTACCACTCCATGCGGTAGCGGCCCTAGCATAAGCCTCTTGGGGAGAGGTCTCCCCCTCCTTCAAGTAGAACTCTGTTACTAGACGGTAAGCTTGCTCTGATAACAGCTTATCCCTTTCTAGGTTTATCATCATCTTTTGCTCTCTCCTCTTTCTCTCTTCTTAGACGTTCTAAATACTCAGCCCTTTCTTCGTAATAATGTGACATCAGTCCTCCTTAATCTCTCTAGCCGCTTGCATAGCCTCTTCGAGCTGAACACGCTTGCTCTCCCACTTGGGTTCAGACGATGTAGATGTCTTGTAAAGCATGTAGGAAACCCTTGCTCCTAATAGAACAAATCCACATACAAAACCTAGTATAAACATCATAAGTATTTCCTTAATAAGTAATCCATATTAATAACGCAAGGGCTGTAGTCACCATCCTTTACATCATGCTTCATAACTATACCACGCCAATGGCTGTTACCTTGATAGCCTTTATACTCCTCATCATGTAGGTAGAATGCACCGCATACTAAGCCCCACATACGATTACCGATTGGTGTCTCTGTGTTACCAATCTCTAACACCTGTTGGTGTCCCTGAGTAAAGCTAATCTTAATCTTGTTTAGCTTATTCATTATGTTGCCACCGTAAGGTCTACCAGACATAGGGTTAGCAAAGTAATGAGCGTATGCAATACCATCAATAACTACAGGCTTTAGGAAGTCATGTACTGTCCAACCAAATCTCTCTAGTTCAAACGCATCATACGATAAGTAACCTGCTAACTCAGGATTGTAATTGACATGTCTCATCAATCTCTCCTCGTGATTACCCAGTGTGAAGTGCATCTCTGGACGGTATACTTTTTTCTTGTTAGCCTTCTGTTGTTTCTGTAAGGCAAACATAGGGGCTAGTAGCATCTCCATAGCCCTGATACCTGCCTGTATATCATCGTTAAGTCTACGTCCTTCTGCTTTCTTAGTGCCTCTATCATAAGAGGAGAGGGAAGGTAAGTCGAACCAATCACCAATCATTATAATAACGTCAGGCTTCTTAGCTACTATGTAGTTACCAAGGGCGACAATGTGCTCTAAAGGCACACCATCTTTAACCTGTGTATCTGGAATTACTAAATGTTTTCTAGCCATTAAGTTGTCTCCTGTTGGGACGTTCTCTTATCAAGCTCTCTGTCTATGTACCACCGAGCTTTACGTAAGTCCTCTATCGCATCTTTCTTTAAGTCACACCTCCATATATACTTGAGAGCATTGCCGAGGTTGAAGCCCATGTGCTCAGTAATCTGAATACACTCAACACCTGAGGGATGTTCTGTGTAATGTTTAGGGTGTGATACAGGGTCATCCATTAGTGCACCGTAGCATCAGATGATTTCATTACCTGTGCCCTTGTAGCTTCGTAACCTTTAGTCTTTACAGAGGAGAACATAGCCATCATGTTAAGTCTTTCCTTAGCATTGAATTCCTCTACGTATTTCTTACCGTACTCCTGTCCCAAGTCCTTACAAATATTAAAAGTAATTACGCATCTATTCCAAGCCTGTAGTGAGTTATTTTCTACGTCATTAAATCTTGGTAAGCTTGCTAATTTCTTATTCGTCATTCAACTTCTCCTGCTCTCTGCGAGTCTTTGCTAATTCTTTTTCTTCATTAGTTTTTACAGTGTGACATGCTGTGCATAGTGCTTGTAGGTTAGGTAGCTCGGAGAACATACCTTCGATAGTCTCGTCCCAACTAACCCAACCTACAACAGGGTCAACCACAGGATTAATGTGGTCGATGTGTACGTTGTTCTTACGAACCCTGTCTATCTTTATACTAGCAGGAACTTCCTCCTTACATCCTGCACATAGGTAGAAACCTCTTCGTGTGTTAGCTAACTTCTTAGCCTCACCTATCGGCCCCCACTTCATACTAATCCTACGTAAGTTGCCCTTTATGAACGACCTGTATCTAGCCTCTGTCCATTTACCTGAGCATCTTGTCTTCTCCCCACCTATCCTACCTGCCATTCGGGAACTCCCACATTACTGGCTTACCATCTACCAGTTCGTTAACCATCCATAAGAGCTGACCTTGCTCTAACATTTCTTCTTCCCATGTCTCTTCGTATTTTGCTTTGTACAACTGGGATACTGCCTCAAACATTTCTTGTTCATCTGTAAGGCCATGTAAGGACTTGTACGCCAGAGCAGGTCCACCCCTTGGCAAGCCAGCAATGTTATCAACCGTGTCACCAGTGATGATTTGTGAATAGAAGAACAAGAGACCTGTTCCTTTGATTTTCTTACCATCGATTAACTCCAATGTTCCTATCTTATCTACATACTTAGGGCCAAACTGCTCTTGTAAACCACAGGGCCAGCCAAAGTGCATACCTTCTCCTATACGTAAGTCCTTATCTCTCGTACAGATTATAGTATCTTCTCTAAGTGCTTGCTCAATGGTCATAAGGTCGTCAGCCTCTAGTCCCTCTTCCCATCTAACATCGTACATTGCTTTAGCATAAGCTTTCAGATTGCCATAGTGAAATGGCTTGTCTTGTTTACGATTACCTTTGTAAGGTTTCTTCTTAGCAATGGCGTTACGAAAGTTAGTCTTACCTGTCATATAAACTATGCTAGGCTCTGTAGCCCAACACTCTGCCTCTATCTGTGTAACCTTTTCATCAAACTTGATAGCTACATCATCGAAGTTGCGAGGTACGATGATAAACTCACCGTCCTCTGTCTCTTCTTTGAACTGTCCACCAAAGGCTACCTCATAGAGCAAGAGGTCTCCATCAATAAGACATTGCATTACCCCTCCTCAGGAGGCAGTACTGGAATCTTGTTAGCCTTAGCTACCTCGTCCAGCTCCACCCTGCTTGAATCAATCCAGTACATCTCCTGTGTGTAGTTAGGCATAAACAATACCAACCTACTACCCTCAATGTTCTCGATACGGTTTACTGTACCCTTGATACCTTTACGAAAGCCATACTTGCCTAAGTCGTTAGCATTAATCAAAGTAACAGGGTCGCCTGTCTCGTAGTTATTCGGAATCTCTTTTGTCATAATATGCCTTCATTATAATGTATAAATTTTCTGTTTCTAAACAGTCTAGGTTGCCCATAGCCCACGCCTGTTTATCTAAGCCGTTAGCACTGAATCTTATAGAGCCTTCATTAAATGTAAAATTCCTAGACGCTCCGTGTATTTCATAATTACCAAGGGATTTCGTCATCTTCTTCCTCATCTTCTGCTGGTGCAGGTGCTGGTTTAGCTTTAGCTTTCTTAGCTGGCTCTGCCTTAGGCTCTTGCTTAGGAGCAGGGGCTTTACCATTAAGCGCATCTTGTAACACACTGCCGTTGAACTCTAAGTTTTCCTTAATCTTATCCTGTAACCAGTCAGGTAGAGAACCAAGGATAGTCAGGTCAGGCTCATCTAAGGTGAATAACTTAGGTGGGTTAATCAGGTCAGGGATTACCATACCTTTCATAAGACCAGTCACAGCACCAATACGATTACCTAGCGCAGGGTTTGTCTCCCCTTGCTTGAGCTTCTTTTGATACTGAACTACTGTGAGGGTACAAGGTCTGCCTAACAACTCAGATAAGTCAAACTCTAACTCACCCTTAGGGTCAAACGTCTTACAACGCTGTACTAATTTAGACTTACCTTTGAACTGGTCAGCATAAATCTGCTGTGTTGTCATGTTGTCAGGGAGGTCTATCATGTTAATAGTCTCACTAAGCCACAAAGGTTTGTCCTCTAAAGGCTCACCCTTCTCGTCTAACATGAACTCAGACACTAGTTCATACGTCAACATAATCTCATGGTTAATCTTCTCAGGGTCAAAGAAGTTAGGACGTTTACCCATCTCGATTACCTGTACTAGACGTGCAGGGTAGTTATCAGGGTCTAGCACTGGGTTAGACATCTTGTTTAGGTCTGACTGTTTTACTCTTTTAGCTTTTAAGCTCATATTTATATCTCTTTTAGTTAGTGAATCTCATACCAATCGTTACCGATTTGGGCTTCCCCTGCATGGGGACATAATATCTTGTAGAATATACCTGCATCTACTATACATCTTTCTGCTATCTCTGCTACTACCTCTGCTATCTCTGTCCTACATTCTATTGTGTACTCATCGTGATAGAAGCATACTATCCCATAGTCCACACCCCACACATAGCCCTTAGCTTTTAGTCTCTTGTATAACATACAGTACGCGGCTGACATCATAATGGCCTCGTCTGATTGTAACATGTATACAAGTATCTGATGCTCAGACTTAATGAAGATAGGTCTACCGTCTAGCCCTGCTATCCATCCGTTGTAATACTCTTTCTTACCCCATGCGTTAGTCCTAGACTTAGCGTTAGACTTCCACTCCTCTGTCAAGGCTTCAACTAAGGCTTCAAAACCTGCGGCTACTGATAGTAATGCTTTACGTATCTTAGCACCAGCTTCCTTACCTTTGTTAAGGGTTGCCCCTAGTTTGTTATCACTAGCACCAAACATAAAGGCATAGTTGAGGGTCTTTGCTTGTCCATAAGTAACATTAAAACCAGCTACTATTTTGATAGCTTTCTGGTTTACTTGGTGTATTGATGTACCTTTTTTCTTATCACCATTGATAAGGGTATCGGTAAAGGTGTCATCACCTACTCTTGCGGCTAACATCCTGTTCTGACAACCTGCACTATCACAGCCTACCAGTGTCATACCTTCTCTTGAGATGAAACACTTACGCATTTGCTTACCGAAGAAAGACTCTACGTTAGGTACGTTAACAATACCTGCATGTTTCATACGTCCAGTGGTTGCTATCCCACTAACTCTGCTACCTATGCTTCCATCCTCTCTTATCAGTTTTAGCCAACCTTCGACTGTACTACGTCTGTGTCTACACTGAACACGTTTAGCGATAAGTTTACCGATGCCACCAGCAACCCCGTTAAATGGGTCATCATAAGAAAGCTTAGGACTAGTCCGTATCTTCTGGCCTTGCTCATCTCTTACCTCCCTGCCGTCTACTTTCTTGTAATTCCATACGTCAGGTATCCAACCATCATTAAGTAGATAATCTTTTACCTCCATGTTACTGTCTAGGCTTGTAGTTCTAAAACTGATACGACTAAAAGCACCAGAAATATGGCTGGTATTGAGGCCATTATCAAGGCTATCAATCCAGTCAACGCACTGCTTGGTAACACTACCAGATATTTTAAAAGGTTTTGAAACAAACCTATACTCTCCCTTAACTTTGGATTCTCCTATTACCAAAATCTTAGGGAGATGGGGGATAACATTCCTGTCAATCCTGTCCATCCAGTGTGTTAGTCTGCCTATACATGTTTCCATATAATCTCGGTCAACTAACCAACCATAGTCCTCTTGTTTTTGGAGAATCTCAAATAGTTTAAAGGTGAGTAGGTACGCATCTCGCCAACTCTTACCTTTACCTTCCTTCAATAATGCTAGGTAGGTAAGGTGAGTAATCTCTACGTCTTCTGTACAACGGTGTAGCATTTCAGGGCTATACTGTGACCAGTCCTCATGGTCAGGCTTGCCTCGTCCAACACGGTATCCCCAAGCACCTAAGGAATGTGGACCTACTCTGCTTGGTGGCATGTTGAAAGGCTTGAGCCTGTCAGGATTAAGAAGTCGTGACATTAGTAAGGTGTCTACTACTTTGCCTTTAAATTTGTATCCGTATAACTTGTGCAACAGTGGCAGGTCATAGCCTATACCATTGTGCATAATTACAACGTCTACGTTATCGAGATGTTCAAGAAGCATCGGTACGTAACCAACGTGGTTGCTAGAGAACTTGAATACCTCTTTAGTGTGTATGTCTTTAAACACACCACACCAACTCTGTGTAACATCACTAAGCAAACCATCTGCTTCTAAATCAGCTACCTGTACCCGCATATCTCTCCTTAACTTTCTTATTAAAGCGAGTGATGATAGTCATAACAGTGCTCCTAGAAAGGTCTAGGATTTCCTGTATTTCTTTAGGCTTGTAGTTGAGTGGGTAGTACAGAGTAAGTAGCTCTACGTGCTGTGGGTTGCCTTCTGCGGCTATCATCTCACGTATCTCATTCTTACATGCTCTGACAGTTTTACCATCAGGGCTACCACCTTCCTTTACTTCGTCAAACTCCATACACATGCCGTAGTTCATCTCATCGCGCTTGAAAGCTTTTAGTGCATTGTTGAGGATAGCGTTCATCCATGCACCGAACTCTTTCTTGTTAGGGTCAAAGCTATTGGCATACTTGATTGCTCTGGCAAACCCTTCTGATACTACATCTTCTGCATTCCATGATGTACCAGCTCGGTTAGTAAAGCGTTTAACTAATGTGCCATGCTCTTTTCTAAAATATTCTTCAATCATCTCGTTCATTGTTAATTCCTATAGAGGGTTAAGTTAAAAATTTTCTATGAGTCTTTTTTTACTAATGGTTGTCTTTCTATGACTACGGACTCAATGTAATATAGCTCTGGTAAAAAATGATTATCTCTTTCGACTATCTGTTCCGCTTCCTCTTTGCTGTAAGTACTAGTCGCATGTCTTATTTTCTCTTCGACATCTATAGACATTATTTTGTATAAAGTCCTTCCCATAAGTCTCTCCTACATTTCATTAAACAATTGAGTTTTGTTATCCCAGTACAACTTAGGGCCACCTACTTGACCAAACTCCCTATCGTCTAGGATGATTAAGTCTCGTATGTTACGCTCCTCCTCAGTCAGTAAGGGGTCTTTGTTACCTTGCAGTGCAATCATGTAGTTAGACGACCTACCCATTGCTCTACTACCTGCAAACTGTGACGTTAATACAACACCACCTCTGTCGTGAGACAGGCCACTCTCAGGGTTACGTAAGTGACAGAAGATGAAGATTATTACATCTAAGTCTTTAGCCATTGCCGCTAACTCTTCCGAGATACCTTGTAGTGCTGTGTTAGCTTGAGCCGCATCCATATTGTTAGTGAGGTTAGTGATGGGGTCTATAAAGATAGCCTTACAACCCAAACCTACTGCCGCTATGATGTCAACCTTTAGGCTGTCCCAACCTACATGCTGATAAAGGTTAAGCAAGAGGAGTTTATCTTTCAGTATCACCCCTGCCCTGTCGTAAGCTTTATCATCGAATGGTACGTTAGGGTCATGGAATACATTACCTGCCATCTTACCTGCTACTAACTTATAACTCTTCTTGTTAGCCTCCTCAGGCTTTGCTAAGAGGCATGTAAGACCATGCTCTTTGATTAACCAAGCCGCTAAGGTATTAACTACCTCTGACTTACCTAACTTCTGAGCCGCACCAATATATATAGTTTCTCCAAATCTTATACCTCTGGTAAGCTTAGTCATTTTAGGGAAAGGCCAAGACAATCCAAACTCAGCAGGAACTTTTGCCTCCTCATGCAAATCATGTCCCCATACTAGCTTAGTATTCTTAGCTTTCTCTGCACGAAAAGTAGCCGCTTGGTAAGCCTTCTTACCTGAGCCTTTCATCATACATTCGTTAGCATCTTTGTGAGGTAAGGTGACAACAGTTGCTAAGGGTAGTAGTTGTAACACCGCTTGAACTGCATCATGTCCTGCCTTATCATCATCAAAGCATAAGCTAATATCCTCGTCTTTGAACTGCTTACGTATCTTAGGGAGTAAGCGAGCAATGTCCTTAGCCGCAGTTGCACTGCCATTAGGTATTGATACAACAGCAGGGCTGTTATCTCTCCATTTCTCTGGTGTATAGGTGTGTAATATCTTAGTAAGGGCTACAGCATCGAACTCTCCCTCAGTAATTATTAAACGTCTAGCACCACTCTTAACAGCTTGCTCCCAACCAAACAAGTCAACATTAGTAGATAAACTATAGCTCCACATGTTTTTCTTGTCTAGCATACGTACTTTCATACGAACTAACACACCATCCTCATAGTAAGGAAGGAATGCCGCGCTAGGTGTAACACCGTCACGTTGGTCAACACCCACTCTAATATTAAACTGTTGAAGAACATCCTTTCGTAGTCTACGTGATGCAATATCGGCAAAACCGCATTCAGCTATCTCTGCAAACTTCTCTCGTATCTCTTCATCAGTTATTTTCTTAGGCTTAGGTGGTATATAACCTTCTGGCTTGTCACCGTAAGGGTTAGGTACAGGGGTCTTGCAAGAGAAACAATAGGCATTGATAGTGCCATCATCTTGCTCGAATACCTGTAAACCAGCCCTACTACCACAACTATGCGGCAGTTTCTCTATACATTTTCCCATCCTATCTCCTATTTTTGTTTTAGTAACTCAGTTATCCTAGTAACACATGTTTGCCAGTAAGGTTGTCTCTCAACTGGTAGGTGGTGAGTGTTAAAGTAATCCTCTGAGTATTTGTACAAAAGTATTGAATCATTTTCACATTCCTCAACCTCTTCTACCTCTTTTTCCATTAGTTCAAAAGCTTTTTCTTTAAACTCGATAGCTAATTCATGTTCCTGAGACACTTCCATTTCCCACAAGTCATATCTGAAATCAGAGTTTCTATCAGAATGGTACTCTTCCCAGCATTGTTCCGTTGTTAACAGTTCACCTATAAGTACCACGCCTATCTCCTATCCCTTTAAAAACATATAATCTTTATTCTCATAAGTCTTAATGAGCCTACCAGACACTACAGGTTCTATTATTTTTGAGGTAAGTGTATCCTCTTCTTCCTCAAATAGTAATACAATTGCATCACGACTGAATCTTATTGAGTGTATCTCATTAGAATCCATCTTGTAAGACTCCCCTTGAGTATACCCCTCACTACTCATGCAGAAGTAGTCAGGGTCTCCTCTTGTAACTGTGTGCTTACCTACTTCCCCGTCATACTCTAGGGTTGAAACTAGGAATAAATCCCCTTGGGAATCATCACAACTCTCCCACAATTCATTTACAACTGAGCCTTGCAAAACTAAAGAGGAGAAGCCATACCTATGAGAGTGCGGAGTAATGTAGTCAAGGTGGTTACGACTGTTTTTAAACATACGAACCTTTCCTTTACCTAGCAGGTAGCTGTCAAGCCCTGCAATAACATAGTTATGTACTTTATCTGATTTAATGTTATCCAGAGTGTGTATTAAATTACTAAATTTATTATATGCCATTAGCTTTTACCCTCTAGTAGCTCAATATATTTACGCAGTGCTACTCTAACGCCTTTAGTATGATTTGATGTTGCGTACTGCATTGCTTCACGAATACCATCAGCCTTTGCACTAGCTAAGTGCTCTTCAAGCTCCTTGATACGTATATCTCTAGCCTTAATAACTACATTCAACTGTTCGATTGAGGCAGTTTGTGCTGACAGTTCTATCAATTCTTTTGTGAATGAGTTTTTCATTAGCTTTTCTCTCTTAGTAATCCAAGCATCCAATCTTTTTCACTAGACCAAGCAGTAGACCAAGCAGTAGACCAAGTAGCAGAATCAGCAGACTTAGCAACAGACCAAGCGGCAGACTTAGCGGCAGACTTAGCAACAGACCAAGCAGGATGAGCAGACCAAGCAGAATCAGCGGCAGAATCAGCGGCAGACTTAGCGGCAATTCGTTTTTGTTCATCAGGGTTTTTATGATAAGCAATTACTAGTGCAATTGCTGAATCTACCTCTTCATTTTTTGTGGGTAATAAATTAGTCAACCGCTTTATTGCTAAATCGTGCCTTAATTTCTCAGTGTCACCTTTAAAATTGACTAGTGATTCTAGTAGTTGAACAGGCCATTTAACTGCATCTTCGGGTTTTAATTCTTCAAAAACCGATTCAGACCAATAACCAATCCAAAGTGGTAAATCGTACATTTCACAAGCCTTTTCAATTGCATCATCTGAGGTTTGCATAGCGCAACCGAAGAAGCAACCGAGATAATCTCCATGTACTTTCTCAGCACGCAACCAGTAGCCCTGCACTAGACGGTCAAACTTTTGGTGTTCTTTCATTATTTCTAGCAGTTCGTTTAGTTTATTCATTAGCCTTTCTCCTCTATTCAGAATGCCATTCTTGTGCAAGAGTCAGCTCATACTCTTCTATCCATCCAGTCTCTAACCCATTATTGGACTCTAGCTCTTTTTTAAGCCTTTTTTCTGCCTGTATAAAAGTAGCGAACCCTCTTCCTGCTTGAGAGCTAACCCTAGAAGGAGGCGTGTCAGCCCACTGAGTTTGAGTTATTACTGGGTAAAACATTTTTACTTGTAAAGGTTTTGGCCTATTCATTATGTTTTCCTTAGGGGGTAGTAGGTACTATCTACAAATTCTATAAATAGTACGCATTTAATTTAAACTAAAAACCTAACTCCTTGATAGGCTTGAAATTTTTCTAGGGGTAAATTCAGACAAATGACATCCTCTATTACACATTAGAAATCATCATCTACATCATCCTCGTCAAAAAACCATTCCTCTTTCTTCTTAGGTTTATTTTCCTCTGCTCTATCGTCTATAACAACAAACTTGGGAGCACGACCGTTAATCTTAACATTCTCAGGATGTGGCATAGGCGGTGGTGGAGTAGGGTTCATAACCTTCTTAAACTCTGCCCTCTGTTTATCATTAAAGAGGTCTTTTTTATCTACCCATTGAACACTACCAAGATTTTCTTCTGTTTGATGCCAATCACCAGCGTAGGCTACTTCTTGAGCACGCCACATAGCCTCTCTCGCATCATCCTCTGATATAAGATTGGTAATTCTTTCATGGTCAGGTAGTATCATTTTACACATACCCTCCCAACCATGCAAGCTAAACTGAGACACAACATCTTTAGGGTCAGAGAACTTACTAACGCTAAGACGTATAGCCTCGATAGCCCCTACCCAATACATAAAGTAGTCAATGTCTGTAGTAGTCTTCATACAACGAAATTCTATACTACCGTAGCTGAATAAAGATTTTAAGTTTATCGCACTGTAACGAATAGCGTCAGTCTTGAGATTCATTAGGCTACCACGGTTAAGGGCCGCCTTTACTCTTTCCAACACTCTTTGACAGTCTGCGGTACGTAAACAAAACAGATTACCTACTCTCTCCTTGCCACAATATTCCACTAATCCATTCTCAAACAGTAGGCATAGTGTGTAGAATGTCCACATTTGTTTGAGAGTAAAGTCCTGCATGTTGACATGCAAATGACTACCTGCTCGCTTACTGTCGCTTATAACTGCCTGATTCTCTTCTAAGGCTTTGAACAGCCTACGTACCTTTATGCCAGTACCGTTGAAGGTGCAAGGCTTGCTAAAAACATACTCAGCATTACTCTTACGTAGACTACCGTCCTCCTCGCATCTCCAACCTAATAGGTTTAGGCGAGGTACAAACGTACCCTCTAATTCTAATTCAACACCGAAAGTGCCCTTGTAGTGAGCACGCTCAGGTATTCTAAAATATTCCTTAACAGTTGTATCTAAGTTCATTTTAATCTCTCCTGTAACATCTCGGTTAAGTGTTGAAATCTTGGCTCAAGTTGGAAGCTAAGGTCAGGCTTGATAGTGCCTACCATAGACCCTTTGAACAGTAAGTAGTATCTACCCTTAGCCACTATGCAAAACTCTTTACTAAAAGCTTGTTCAGTGTCCTCAGGTAACTCAAAACATTCCTTTACAGTAGGGTAAATGTTCAACAGCATTTTCAAAAACTGAGGGCTAAAGCAATCAACAGCGCCATTAGTATTCTTCAATGCCCTTATGTCTATACCTTGTTTCCATCTACGTTCTGCCTCCCTAGACACATAGCTACATCTGCCGTAGTTATTGACATTTCCTAGTTTTAGATTGCCAAAACATATTTCCTCTAAATCAATAGCAGACTTAGCAATCTTACCGTCTACATTAATACAAGAGGAATAAACTATTACCTGCTTGTTTACCATGTCGAGACTGCTGTATTTGTGTAAACACTCGTTATGTAGGAAACATGTTCCTGAAAGTCTGCCAGCTATGAATCCTAAGTCGTCTTTCTCAAAGAGCATATAGTCTCTCCTTTAATCCTCTTACACCTAGTCTCTCGCATACCACTTCCGTATAATATCTTCTATTGGGTTGGCTACTATCTGTTAAAACTTTCTCCCACTCACCAACACTTCTAGGTGAATCTGAAACGAATGCCACCTTACCTCCTACAAGCTTTGAGTGTACCGCTGTAATTACATCGTACACTATATCCATCTTTTCTTTACTCTCCAACCAAGCATTAGAGAGAACTCTATACTCAACACCGTAAGACTTAGGACGATAAGCCCCTAAAGCTCCGTAAAGCTGACGTCTTTTCTTGTCTGAATCCCACAAGCAAGACAACAGATACAATGTGCTATCCAATGCTTTCACAAACAACTCACAATCTTCTAAATGAGATTGACTTTCTATGTCCATGCCCTCTGTCCACCCTATGTGGACATGCCCTGCACCAGTACGGAAAGATGTTTCCGCATTAGGTCTTGGGTTAGCTTTACCTGTCCATGCGTTATAGTCAGGCTCACAGCCAAGAATCTTGGCCTCATCTGGTTGGCTTGCTATATACTCGAAGCCAAACTCTGCGGTAGGGACTGCTACCACATCATAGTCGGGACACATACCCTTTAGGGTAGACATAACAGTCTGTAAATTATCTACAAACTCCTCTTTACTCTTGGCTGGGTCTATATTGAACTCCAATGCCATACCGTCTACCTGCACCGCCCCTTTGTCTACAACAAAAGGATTTTTCTTATCGCCTTGCACCATACCATGTGCTGAAATAAATTTACCACTAGTACGGTCTTGTACGAATAACTCTGGGTCTGCTCCAACTAATAACATAATGTTCTTCCTAATTAATAATCGTTAAATTCAATGTTGAGGAATTGCTGAACATCCTCAAAATCCTGACAAGCTCCACAGATAAACTCATCTCTTGCCAGCCAATGTAACTCATGGCTTTCCTCCACCTCAGTTGAGTCAGAGCACCAAGCACAGCCTTTCTTAGTACTTGCATTGAACTCAGCTTCTGTGATGGCTACGTTATTGTAGCCTAATAACTTTTTTTCATCAGCTCTATTACCTCCCTCAGGTTCTTCTTTAACAACTTCTACTAAAGTACGTTTGTCACCAACCAAGTAAGACCAGCCTTTCATGTTCTTAACTTCTTTAATAGTAATAGCATACCTTTTGCCTTTATTAGCAGGGTTCATTACTCTTTGCATAATTTCAGACTCACGCTCTGTGTATACCCTCATGCTTGGTGAACCAAAGCCTCCAACATTGCCTGCAAAATACCAAACAGTGTTGTAACAGCCTTCATAAGTAGGTTCAAACTCTACCACTTGACCTTTTATTGGCAAAGGGGTTAAAGTCTCTGGCTTTTTTACAACGTGATTTACAGCGTATACATAAGGCTTAAAAGCATGTTCCTTTTGATTGATAATAGTAACATTGTTACGCATATCTACAACCTTCTCACCTTGAGTAGGTATTCTGATTTTTATCTGAATGTTAGGTGCTAACATCATCATCTTCTGGCAGTACAAAGCTTTCTTACCTGAACGAGTAGTAGCTACGTAAGACATCCACTCTTCGCTAGACCAGTACACTGCCTTGTTATCGTCTGAATAAGAGTAATACAAGTCACGCTCACTGTTACGTATCAGGTTAATAGTCTTATCAGAACTGTCGTACCAACTTAAAGCATAAGCACCGTCCAACATACCAAGCGTTTTCTCTATGCCGTGAATATCTATGTTGTGAAAGATTGCTTCGCTGTCTGTATGGTAATCTAAAGCATCGTCTAGCAAAGCCTTACGTTTCAGTGTGCCGTTATGAGCACCAATAACTGAACCTGCCTCAAAAGGGTGAGCATTAGCGGCATTAACACTGCCTACTGTTGCATAACGATTGTGTCCCATCAGTGCATTGTTTTTACCACGCATTGCCATATCAAAGGATTTGGTATCAAATAGGTTACAAGGTGAACCCACTGTCTTTACCAAGCCAAAGTCACCATTAGGTGCTACTGAACAAACACCAGTACTGTGTTTACCACGTACCACATCCAAATGAAGTAAAGTTTTGAACACATTTTCGTGGTCTACTGTTAAATCTCCTACCATACCAACTAATCCGCAAATGGGCCTATCCTCCTAAAGCTTCCGCTTTAATTTTATTTAAAATATATTCAACCCTTTTGGGTTTAATGTTTAGGTGACTAGCTATATCTTTATAACTAGCACCATAGTTTCTTAATGTTTTTATCTTAAAGGTATCTCCATCTACTACATGACCTCTTGACCTACCTCTCTCAACCCTATCTCCAACATTTTGTTGAACTGTACCTATCACAAGATGCTCAGGGTTTACGCAGGTAGGGTTGTCGCAGGTATGTCTTACAATTTTACCATCAATACTAATATTCCTTGTAAGTTGATAGACCAGTCTATGTACTTTTATATTGGAATTACCTTTAAAACTCATCCTTGCATACCCATCGGTATTTAGGCATCCTGTCCATTCCATACAACCCAACACAGGTATTGTCACTGTTCTTTCTAGTATCTTTTTTAGAGTATCGTTACTCATGTGCGGTTCTCCTAATTATTTGTCCTCACACATAGTACTATCTATATTTTAAGCAATAGTGCTCAAAACATTATAACTCTCCTTCTATTAATCTGTCTAAAAATAAATCCATGTTAAAAGTCAATCCAAAACAACCGCTATCCAACCTGTAACCACTTGGGGCAAAAATGGCTTTAGGGAACAGTTTTACTGTTGTGCTAATATCCTCTCCTTTTTGCGTTCTACGACTTGCAATCTCAGTCTGAGAAATTTGCTCAGGAGAGTAGCAAAGCTCTGCCATCTCTTTAAGCAAAAGCTTACGTAGTTCTTCTTTAACTACACCCTTAACAGCCTTGTCAAATAACTCTTCCTTAGTTTTTTCAGGAATTTCTACAGCAAATGACATCCCAGATTGAGCATACTTTTCTTTACTCCTGAATATTTTAGGTATGAACTTTAACATTAGAATTTACCCCTTTCATAAGCCAAATAATTTGCTTTTAATTCAATTGCATGGAGAAAGTATCTATAATTTAAGTTATCCATAGTATTAAAAGAATTTCTTACTACCTCAAGAGTCTGCTCTAAATCATCATTCCTTACATGCTCCTCCGCTTCCTTCTTATCTAAGAACTCTAAGTTCTTTTTTAATGAGGAAGGGTCATCTTCAAATACGATATACACCTTTTTAGTTTTAATCTTTAACATTACTCTCCCCTCACCATTGCATCACCGTTAATTGCAGGATGGATAAACTTCTTATAACCACCACGTTGTTCTACTAAAGGAATACGTTCCTTACCATGCTCTAAGATGTAGTCAAAAGCCTTAGCCATTGTCTCCTGTCTATATGGGCTTGTAAGGGACGGTGCTGAGTTAATCTCTAATACATAGGCATTGCCCTCTGCATCAGCCATAATGTCCACACCACCGAAGTCAAGAGCACTGAGGTTGAATGCTTCGATAGCCACACGAACAGACTTGAGAGGCCAGTTATCCCATGATACATTATCGAATCTGCCACCTCTGGCAACATTCCATGCTATATCATTAGGGTCAGAAGGTGTCTTTTGGGCTACTGATACCACCCTACCCTGTACTACAAACACCCTATACTCAGCAACTTTTCTGATATAAAGGCTGACATAATACATCCCCAATTGCATACAGCGTTGAATTAACTCATGACGTGTATGCACTAACCACAACTTTCTACCTTGTGCATGTTTAGCAGGGCGAATGATTACGCCAGTCTGTAGTGCATCGTCAGGTACATTGCGGTGGTCTGTCCATGTAGTAGGACTAAGCCCTGCATCTGCTGTTTTAACACGAAAGTTAAGCTTATCGTTAACCTCACTGATAGCCTTAGCTTTGTTTAATACCTTAGCATCAGGCACAGGTAGCTCAGAAGTACAACCCCAACGAATATACATATCGTCTACAGGTATACCTTTGTCACTACGACACCATGCTATAGCTTTCTTACTAAAAGTAGAGATACCCTTTGCACTACTTCTTCCCAATAATCTACGTCTAACGATAGTAGTCATTACTTATCTCCTAATAGTTTATACACCAGTGTAAAGAAATATTCTCTACACTCACCTTCTTCAAACTCAGGATGAGGTTGAAAACATAACACATTGGACTCAGGGTATGCCACAACTTCTACATCCACGTTGGAATATCCAGCATCATCCACAACCTTACCTTCTGACACATACTCCTTGACAGTAGCACAAGTACCATCCGATTGTCCAATAAGAGTCCCCTCTGCCCCCACACGCATCATTTGATGGTGAGTTGATGTAACCGCCCACCTCTTACCTGTTGGTAGGTCTAAGAGGCCATGAGTGCCTCCTATGGCATGATTGTTTACATGTTGGTACAGTTTACCACCACACATGACATTCAGGAACTGACCACCACGACATACACCTACCATAGGTATGCCTTGAGCTTTGAATACATTGAACCACTCAGACTCAACTTCATCCCTTTGTAAGCTGTTACCTGTCAGAGGGTGTTTACCTTCACCGTACAAGTGAGGGCTTACATCAGAACCGCCAGTGAAGCACACTAGGTCAGCCTCATTAGAGTTGTAGGTCTTTTCGAATCCCTCAGACCTAAACATGTGGGCATACTGGCATGTGCCTATACTTCCTACAATAAACACTTTAACCTTTGACATTTTTCTCTCCTAGTGCTAATGAAAAATTCTTCATTAGGTTTGTTAACGAATCTTTTGGGAATCTCTTTTTTTCTTCGTTCTCTGTAAGGGCTTCATGAGCTAGTTCAAAGTATCTTAAAACCTTTACAGCTTTACCGCTACCTGACCATGAGGATAAGTCGTTCTCACGTATTGTAGGAGATTTTTGGATTGGCTGAAACATGACGTTAACATACTTCGTATTCTCTCTGTTTGTCAGTGAGTAATTAGCAGGTATATACTTACCTTTAAGAAATCTCTTAAACGCTTCAATACTTAAAGCTCCTGATGCAAATGCAGAATGACCACATGTGCTTTTTTGGAATACGTAGTCACCATTTAATTCCATCCGAACTGTTGTAGATAGTAACCAAGATTTACCCATGTCGTTACTAATTTTGAAACACTCTTGCATAAACTTAGCTCTTGCAGGAAATTCCCATAAACGCATTGCTATTAAAGCTGACTTTACTAAAGAATAATCTACACTACAATCAATCTCTACACCATTCTCTAATACAAAAACAGGACACTTTGTTAAGAAAACAGGAGCATACACACTTTCGTTTAATAGCCATTCAAGGTAAGGCTCTGCAACTTCAAAGTCTGGTATTTTCTTGTATCTAGGAACAAATACTACCAAATTGGTAATACTGTGGTCGCCGTCAAGAACAGACATACATGCCGCACCTTCTGAGCAATCCTTATGTTTTACCTTTCCATTACTAAACTTAACTACGTAGTGAGACACATCGAAAGCGCCTTTACCTTTACGGTTACTGTCACGGGTAAAGCCTGTCCAATCACAACTAACTTCCTTGACCATCTGCTTTGCTATATCTGAAAACATAATACCTCTACCTTAATTTCTAATGTTAATGCAAGCAATACCACCTCATAATGGCATTGGCGTTGCTGTTACCTTCTCTGCTATGAATAGCAAACACAATGACGACATTATCAGGGCAAAACCTAATAAGTCTAAAACACTACTTGATAGGTAGTGCATGTCTGGGTCTTCAATCGGCAATAAGTCTGAAAAAGAAATCAGAATTATACCCGACACTAGCAATATAAATATAAGCATACTATTCCCCAAAGTTTAAAGGGTTAACGTAAGGTGTTCCCTTTTTAATTTTACTGAAAGTGCTCGCCATTTCACCCCTGCCAGCATAGGTTACAGGCTTAAAACCTTCATCAAAATGCTTACGAGTTACGGCATTCATACCCTTGTACATTTTACGTAGTTTCTTATTCATTTTCATGGTGCATTTCCCTTCGATGTTATTAGATTAAAGACAATACTGGACGCTACCCAATATATTATTACTAAAAAGATGAGTGATTTAAACGCCTCAAACCATCTGTATTCGTCTAATTCTTCTATCAACCTTATGAGCGATATTAGAAAGAGACACACAAGCAACATTGATACAAATGTACTAATTATTGCAATTAACATGGTGTATCCTCCCATTCGTTAAGGTAGATAAGACGCTGTTCTTCTAGCTTATCAGCATGTGCTAACAGAAGACTAAACACACTGTTACGCCTAAGATAAGGTATCTCCATGTATACCTTAATCAAAGCATTGGTTGTTTCTAAATCAAGGATTAATTTCATAAGCCTCCCGTAGCAATAGCCCTAGTTTCTCCTGTTCCACACTAAATCTCTTACGAGTACTAGATTTACGCACAGTTGAGCGCATTTCTCTTGGTGTGTGTACGTAAGTACCAGTAGATTTTACAATACGTCCAGTGTGTGCACTAGCAGGTGCTACGACACCTTTGGTTAAAAGTTTGGCATAGTTCAAAATGTTAGGAATTGTTCTTGGCATAGGTTTCTCCAAATAAAATGCACAGAAATAGCACCCCATAATACAAGGGCTTATACATTAATATTAAAATAGTTGCGTACTTTTCGCTCAAAAAGAGATATATACTAATACTAGTATTCGTTTGAACGTAGTGAAAGAGAATAGGTACAAGGGGATAAGATAAAATTATCCCCCTTATTACTTACAGCAAAGCATTGTAAGATTACTTAGAAGTTAGGTTCTTTATCAGTAACTTCCATAGTTTCATCTTCACAAGGTATTTCTTCTATCTCACCCATAGCTTCAATAACCATATCGGCAGTGAGCATGTCACTTGATAGCATTGCAAGCATAACATCAGATATACTTAGACCACCTTTTTCAATAGCGGATTCTACAGCAGACGTGATACGCTTAGAATAATCTATATCCTTGGCCTTTACTTCTACAGTATCAGAGAACGTCCATATGTCATTAGTCTCAATGTCAAGCCAAGTATAGATAGCGATAGCTTTAGTATCGTATACACGTTTGTCTTTTTTGCTAAACACTAAGGCTTCACGCTTGCCTTTGGCACTGATAATGAAAGCTTGAGTGTCATTCCAGTTAGACTTAAACGGTACGAATTTGTAGAAATACTGGCAAGCCAAGCGCCAATTCATAGGCGTCAATAAGAACTTGCCATTTTCATCAGTGCCAAGTAAACGGTTCACTGGACGTACATCGTTGTTATTGTCTAGCATATACAGCAAAACAGAACGCGATAGTTCACCTAGTATCTTGTTAGTAATCACTTCTGCATTGGCTAATACAGTGATACTGGCTTCGATTTGTTCGAAAGTTTGCACATCTTTATTGATTGTAGTCATGGTAATTCTCACTTAATAGATTGATTGAAAGGATATTCAGAAGTAAATATCATAAATAGCACCCTGAATTAAGAATGCTATTGAGTTATTCACTTGTTTTTTAATTGTCATTTTTACGGTCTGACTAGCTAAATTCACCTTGTCAAGGTTACTCGAAGCTATTTAAAACCATCCCACTGCTAGACACAAAACTACCCTTGTTTCTAAGTCATTACTAGGAATAAAAAAGAAAGTACTATCGTTCCTCTATTCTAGCAGTGCATTCATGTATATTGTTAAAGAGCACAATTGGCAAGCTGTAATTGGTCAACCTATCCTAAGGACGGATTGATTCTAGTAGGCTAAAAGGATATAAATATCTACACTTTAACGGCGTACCTCACAGGGGATTGATAGCCCTATGAGTTATCCGTATGTTTTGTGCCATTAGGTTATTTTCAAATACTTGTCACTTGTGTCATTAACCTTGCCTAGCATGTCAATGCAATGGGCGCAACTATATTGTGAACCGTAACCTAATGTTACTTTTTCTACTTCACTTGCCAAATTGTTAAAGAGCGTTACTACTTGCTACATAAGTAAGACGTCACACTTTCAATAAAGTTCAAACTAATTAAAAATTAATTCGAATGAGGTTTGTTACTGCATTGTGTACCGCCTAAGCTAAGTATCATATAGTCACCTTGTGACCAATACATATAACAAACCGAATTTTTAAAGAACGTGTAAAACTTGCTTACAATACTTAGTCAACTGGATTCGAAATAAGTTCAATTTAATTTCAAACTAATTTCAAATCAGATTATTCACCATCCCACATTCAGTACGCTAATACCTTTAACCTGTTAACTGGTTACATGGTGAATAATCAAATTGTTAAAGAGCATGTAAACATCTTGCTTACATAGATAAGAGTACAACAATAAGAGATAGTTCAATCTTATTTCAAATTAATTAAATATCTTTATGGATAGGCTAAAATCATTACCTATATATAAGGCTACCAATAGCACTCTAAAATACATAAGGAACGCATGCGTAGCACATACCATGCCAACATGCCAATAACGGGCAAATTAAATCAATATCTCAAATAGGGCAAAATGCTTGTATCGCACCCTAACAGCATATGCAATGACAGGGCATACACTGGCCTCATAAGCCCTTGAAACGCTGTACAGTGCCATGTAGGCCCATAGAATGAGGGCTATTTTGTGGAACATTGCATAACTATGCACTATAACAAGGCTACAACCCGCATTAAAAGTTTGAAAGTGAATAGAATAGTGCATATCTATTCATTATCCTGTGAAACATAGGTCAAAACAGGCATATCAAGTCTATATATAGGCTATGATACACACTAGGATACATATCCTAATACATGCCATTATATAGACACGATATACTACTAGGTAATTGGTTGGGTCGTGCGGTAGCACTGTTACTATATAACATAACAATATC